TGTAAACTCGGCAACAAAATTTTCAGGTTTCAACCAATGTGAAAATGGTTTAGCCCCTTCTGGTAACGGGACCTCTTTGAACGAAAAATTAGTATTGATTACTCGGGTATCTTCATATTTGATACCTTCACGAGCAGAAGCCCAATGCTGCCATACTTTAAATTTTAAACGTTTGAGATCCTCAAGTGGCATAAATGTCCACTCCAATAGATTCTCCATACGTCGAGAAAGCTGCGCACCCGGCTTCCAGGAAGCCTTGTATTTGCAATTGAAGCAATGGTACACGCAAGTTTCGTCCGAGGTCAACATAAGTCCACCTCGGTTACGATTATCAGGGCGTGTTTCTCCATTGTGAATGCAACAGATGGCGTTGAAGTTGGACCAGCTATTAGGTCCACGTCTTTTCAAACCGGATAAACTTTGTACCAGTGAGTCATATACAATGTTCGCCATCTGTTTAATCCTTAGGAGAAGATTCCGCCAATTATAGTTGGTTCTGTCGATTTAACCGACTTCTTGAAATCCGCATAACGGTCATAAGCTGCATTCTTTTCCTTAACAGGAACGTCATTAATAACAGCGGTTACCGGAATGCCTGCTTCGGTTTTTTCACCGGCCAAGCAATTCAGAAGCTTACGATTTGTATCAATTAAACTTTGTGGGTCCTTAGTAGCGGGATCTAAAATTTCTTCAATAATTTCTTTTAGTTCAAGCATCTCATTAGGAACACGATTTCTGTCCGCCTTATCATATAGATCCTGCGATTCAAAAACAGCCTCAAGATGAACCTGAACATTATGATTCATAAGCAAAGCATATGTAACAACGTCCCATGTGGATGTCAATTTTTTATCCACGTTGACACAAATGTCCTTCATCTTCAATTGCTTACCAATTTCGGTTTCGACAAAGGTCGAGTATTGTTCTGCAATATCCGTTTTGAACTTATCTTTCCAAAGCAAACGCAACTCATCGAGGAAAGCTTCCTCACCACGATACTTTGGAGTCAATTCACGGCCATAGCGACGCTCAAAGCGTTCAGCAATCGTTTTATACTGAGACAAGTAATGTCGACCGTCGAGCTTCTCAGATTGGATTGTCCAAGCGTTCTTATCCAAAGTGTAACCTAAAAATAGGTTACCGTATGCAGCCGTAGTAAATGGACTTGATACGTCGTAGGAAATTGTAAAATTTGGATTGTCGTGCTTACGAATCATACGTTGCATTGTCGTATAAGCACAACCATTAGCAAGCTTACCCACACCCAGAATATGCATCCAGTCTTTGCCCTCTAGGAGACCATCCCGGCGCATATCCAGGAGTCGAGCGAGAGTCATATCAAACTTTTCCTTGTGAGGACCAGCAAGTGACCATCCATCGAATTTGAAATCCTTGACCTGTTCGTACCAAGACTTTGATTCCTCAGCATTACGACCCTGAACAACATTTAGGAATTTTGTTGCCTCAGGCTTGCGATGCTGTTGGAAATAAACGTTGTTCACTAGAGTCTGGAACATACAAGTGGCGAATCCACCTGATTGTTGATCGTTGAGATCAAACTCCATAACTTCAGCAAACCGCTTGAGATCCATAACTTCAGTTTTGCCATCCGGAAACTTGAACTCATAAGTATCACCATCAGCAAGTAGGCGATTCATATGTGGTTCGATAGTACCCATGTTGATACCACCAGTTGGGAAGTCGAGAATCATAGACCAGTCACAGTTCTCTTCAAGCCAACGCATCATACGCTCGCGCGTCTCATCGCCTTTGAACTTGATAGAACCTTGCTGGATTTGGAATCCGCCAGAATCGCCAAGAATGGTTGTATTCTTATTTGTACGACCAGTAATCATGTCTTTGCGTTTGGCTGCACCTGCTGACTTTGCAGCTTGGCCAGCCGAATAAAGCGAGCAAGGTAGGTACCACAGATTAGTATTTGGATTCAAGAAATCCAGATCGCTCTGCGATATTGGGCTTACTCGCTTTGGGTTCGGGTTGACAACGAATCTGGTATACATTTCGCTGACAGCAGGAAGAAATCGAGCGTAGTCAGAATAACGCTGCGAGAAATCAATGGGCATTATCTACCTCTTCTTATAGTTCTTATTTTTATATTTAGAATATAAGATAGATATGCCCTAATAGTCAATTAAAATCAACAGCTTAGTGACGTAAACTTACCTTTTTAATTTCGCCATTGTTGCGGATATCAGGGACAAATTTAAAGCGAATCCATTGCAAATTAGCATTCAAGTTATACGCACAAAGACCGGAACGGTCCACATATGTTTGGTCGCGTTGTTCATCAATGAGTAAAGGGAACCAATCAATTTCCTTAGGTGTTTCACTAACAATTGCGCCTTCCATCGTCACCTTGCCGGTCCAATGAACCAAGCTGAATACGAATGTGTGGAGGCCGATAAGTGAACCGTTTTGGAGGTTTCCCTTGAAATTTGGTGTGATCCAAACAGTATCAAAACGATTTGTCTTATCCGGATAGAACTCACTAAACTCGGCGTGCTGAGATTGGATCCCTTGTAATTCACGACCATATCGTATTTCAAAGAATCCGCTCACTCGCTCATATTGGTCAGTGTTCAATAGCTTTGCGTTACCATTATCAAGTTGATAAGATACGACATATCTGTGGAAGCCCAACTTTATGTCCTTGACCATATACGGAAGGAATGTTAAACGAGCAATTCCACGTTTAGCATCAACCACTTCGAGAGGAACAACAGCAAGTGTAACAGCGGTATGATAATCCACTAGAGTAACGAACATTTTGCGTCCAGTGAGATCGATTGGTTTTCGATCAACATTGCGGACAACAAATTCGACTTCAGTTTGGGAATCTTTAAAGACTAGAAAATCTGGATTGTGCATGGCCATGTTCCTATTGATGAAAGCACCACCGTCCAGGGTCAACCAAATTCGTCGTTTTTGTTCGTATAGAATCACTGAACCCATGTCGTTTTACTCTCTGTTGGAGCCTTTTATAAATAGAACGGTATTAGATATTTAGCAAAAATGACTTAGGAAGAATGAATAAAACTTTAGAAAAATTCCCCTTTCTAACCCACGGAACATACGTGGATACAGAATACCTGGGAATAGTCGGCAATAGTGATTCACAAATCATTTCCATGTACGTGTATGGGGATTTGCCAACTGACGAGTTGAAGAAACTCTTCCTAGAGCTGGGCGAAGAATGGTGGTGGGAAACAAATCGCCAACTTCCAATCAATATTGCACTAAAGCCTCGCTGGGGCGTTTTCCGCCCATTCCTCAAGACATTCATTACAAAAGATTTTAATATTGAAGCTGGACCCTGTGTGAGTCTAGATGATCTAACAGCAAAACGTATTAAGCGTCGTCAGATTCAATTAGTAAAGAAGCATCCTTCCAGATAAGTTTAAAGAGCACGGCATCATGCGCGTGTTCAAATCTTACCCTAATATGCGGTGGATCAAAGGACGAAAACAGACTGAAACGAAGTCTGCTATAATCAAGTCCATACGTTTTAGATCCTTTGAATTGCAAGCACCAACGCCCGGTGGTTGCTTCCATAGCCCGAACAATCTCATGTATTAGCCCGCTGTTGAAATGCTCGGATTTAAAATACAAGACGTACTCTCCAGTTAAGGATGAGTCGTGCCGATCAAATACTTTACCATCAGCCCATTGATCATCATCCACCGAACCCTTTGGCATCGTAAACAACATTGGTTTACCATTGACTTCAATAGTAAGACAAGTCTTTGAAACAGCATGTCCATAGCCGAAATGCTCTTCCGAGTTATGAACGTAATGATCGATTGGTAAAGCCGGATCAATAAAAAGCTTGGGATCATACCAATGTGTAAAATCCACAAATCGGAAATCAGTTACGGGAAAGGGTTGTGTGCGGGTTGTCATGCGCTGGCTTGCTCAACAAGCATGTTCATTTGTACTTGGATTACCAAAGCATATGATACTGCATGAGATTTTTTAAACGCAAACAAATCATCTTGAGATGCTGTCCAAATGTTTGCTTCAACTTCAGACCACGACTTCCCTACTAGATGACGCTTTGCAGGACGAATCATAGCAAGCACCATTGCCAATTGCATAATGGTTCGGGGTTTCATTTGCTGAACCACATTGAAATGTCCGCTCAAATGAAACAATGTATCAACAATTGTTTCATCCTCAAGTAGTTCCCACATTGGCTCGGTAGCCATTAGTTTTTCCAAATGTGCTGGATCACGAATATCCTTGTAAACACCAACATTTAGGAAGTCCATCTTGAAGAATCCATTGGCCTCGGCTTGCTTATACTCGAATGCACAAAGATTTGTGATGGGATCAACTGGAACGTCATGCAGATATACACCGACGTTGTGTCGCTTCAGCTCATTTTCCTTCAACATGCTTGCTGGGATATGAGTTACTTTAGCCAATGCAAGATCGCGATCAGCAAAGTCGATATCAATGTCGGTAATCTTTTTCATACGAATCTCATTTTAAATTCAACAGCATCACTGATTGAATCAAATATAATACAAAAGCTTGCACCATATTTTTCACGTTCAGCATTGACTAAATTCCTAGTATAATGAACCGGTTGGCGTTCTTTGAACCAGGCGAGAATTTCCTTCTTGAATCCCGGCAACGTAAAAACATCGTTGTTGAAATAAAAGATACAAGGTGTCTCACTAAGATGGATAAACTTTGGTTCATTCATAATAGTCATTGTATTTGGATTCTTTGCGATTTACAATATTATTTTGAGTTGTCCACAACGATGCGGAATGGATTGATTTTGCGGGCTGGTTCGGGTGCGATTATTGCAGTTGATGGATATGCAAAGCTGTACGACTTAGAGAAGTCCATTGCCAGTCGCCCGTTGGATTTACGTACTATGCTGAGTAACTCAAATCCAGTCACGCCGTTGATGCGGGCTTGCTTAATGAAGGCAGAACTAAGAAACCGAAAACTCATAAACGGTTCCTTAAAATTCAATGTAACGGAATCACTTGGATGATCATCCTCTAGATGATCGAAGCATTTGAGTAACAGAATTTGGTAGTGGAGCGTATCTAAGTCGCTCCACATGGTTCTACCAACAAAGGGATCAGTCTCACTAAGCTGGAGCAATAGTGTATCCTCAGTGTACCAGAATCGATCGACTTGAATCTCATCTTGCGGAGAATATTCGTATGACCAGGTTAGATTTTTTATTTCGTCTGTAAAGTATATGAGCATGTTACCTACGGCGTGGTATTAATTGACGCACTTTGTCTAATTCTGAATTCAATTTATTTACAGCATTCGTAAGACGTGTAATTTGATTTGCCTGTTGACGGGAATTCGCTCGGAATTCTTTAATCTGATCCTCAAGCAACTTAATATATGCAGCACTAGGAATAGTTACATTTCGGCCGTTGATTTCAACCTCAAACATATGAGAACTTGTGATCTTCAAGCCACTAAGTCGTTGATGAGCCGGGATAGGAGCCTTAGCAACGGGCGTGGGGGCCGTTGTTGGTGTTGTTTCGGGCTTTTTAGGAGCACCGTTGCTCCCATACATATTTGAATAGAAATTGTCCATCACGGCTCCTTTTTATTCTTAGTTATACTCCGACGGATCTCATCTCCTCACGGATGATACTGACTTCTTCCTCATATTGATCAAACTTTTTAAACCAAAAATTTGGCTCAATTAGTTCCTTAACCATATTGAGTTGTTCGTCACTCAAGCGTTCAACTAATGAATCACCCACCGAATACAATAACCAAGGGCTTATTCGTCCACCCACAATCCATTTCGTGGCAAGCTGCGGATTCACAAGACGAAAGAAATCTGTCCACTCGTTGCCGGTTTCTTTTGCCCATTGTTCCATAAGTAAAACGTTACGCTCATATGCCTTCATTGGGTGTTCCTTCTTACCCAATTCACGTACCCATATTTCATATGCGCGTGGTGTACTCCAATCATCCAATTTGATATTAGAGCGAATCAAAAACTCAACAAATCCATATGGCTCAATTGCATTGATGCTCTGCAAGTACCGTCCGAATTTCGTAAAGCCTAGATAATACTGTGAATTGATGAAGTCTTCTTGTGTTTTTTGCTTTTTCGAGCGTTGTGCAATATCATAGAAAATCTGATATGCACGGAACCCCAGCATTGCATATTTTTCATCCTTCCACATCCATCGACGTTTCTTCTCGCAAGTATGTGAGAACAAAGTCTTTTCGGCCGAGAAGGATTTTTTACAAAATTCACACTGGTGTTTAATTGGCTCGGCTTTGACTTCTTCAGCTTTCAGTTTCGTTGCTGCTCTTGCCATAGTGTGCCTTAAACTCCTTTATTAGATCTTTTGCTTCCGCATCTGCTTCGCCAAATTCACGAACCATTGCACGGATTTCATCTTCCGATTGGATTTTATTCTTGATAATTTCAAGTTCCATATCGCTTATATGTGGATTTATCATCAGCAAGTATGCATCAAGTTTTGGCGTCTTACTATTTGAGCGCTTTGCTTGAAACCACTGCATACGTGGCGGACGTTTCGCTATCTCCGAACTAGCAACACAAAGTAACTTCCATTGCAACTCCGGATACTTACTTAGATTCCAAAAATATTCATTGACAAATGTATTTGTCATGAACACGGCAGCCTCTTGGTTACTCAAGCACAATGATACCCAACGCATTAGAATAAGTGGAGTGATTTCCTTCTGTTCAGCTTCCGAACAACGATCATAGAAATCAAAATCACACGCAAACAAAGCTGGTAAGGTTTGCTTGAATAAATCCAACTTGTACGATTTACCTGCGGCGGCTTTCTTCGGCTTTGCATTCTCCTCTGTTAGAGAAGGTAGCTCGGGTAGATTATCAAATAGTGTCGTCATTGGTAAATCCAAGTTTGAATAAAACAGCGTCTTGATGGTCGGCAAATGCAAGTTCAATACCCACGAATTCACGAGAATAACCATTTACGGTTTTCTGAATATTATACCGCTCATATTCGCCACGAGTTTCATGATTCAGAAATGCATTTAATTTCTGAATCATTTTTAACTTTGAACCGCCTTCGGTGAAATTCACAATTATTCGGTGAGGAAACTTCATAAACACATTCCTTTAATATTGTTCTAAGTAAACAACATCATAGGGTGGTTTGTCAATTTATTTGAAGCTCCTGGTGCGTCCGGTCTTGATATTATTAATCGTGCCAGCGGAAACGCCAAATAGCTCCACAAGCGTTTGCGTTGGAAGTCTGCTTGCTCTTATCGTGCATACATCATCCCATGTAAGGGAATGAACTCTAATCTCACCAGGTACCCCAAGACCTTCAGTTACGGCTTGGTATGTGCGACCGAATTTTATATTTTGAACTACTGATTTGGATACGCCAAATTGTTCTTTGAACCAACGTGTCGTACCAGTAGCCTCATATATGTCCAATACTGTTTGATCATCAAGTATATGTCGGTTTCCTTTTGGTCGACCAGGAAATAATTGTAATTGACCAGTAATATCAATATGGCTACGTTTACGCTTAATCGATCTAATAGTATTAGTTGAAACACCATATGTCATGGCTAATTCCATAGTAGACAAATTACTCAAATATATTTGGATTATTTGGTCTGATTTAAGTCTCATATCGAACCTCTTAATAAAGCTTATTTACTTTACATAATAAATACAGGCAGAAACCCCCTAACTAGGAGATATATTATGGGTCGTCCACTTAAAAAGAGTTTCTTCGGTCAGCCAGAAGCTGGTCAGAAACTCCTCGTCCTCGATGCTGTTTGGCTCGATGACTCCACAGGTCCAGAAACTGGTTTTTGGATTGTTCGTCAGGTTGGCACTGGCCGTTTCCAGGTCACCAATGGTGCTAAGGTTGGAGTAGTTCGTTTGGTTGGCCAGGCACCTGCAAAGGCTGGCGAAGCAACTGTAACAGTTAAGCCTTTCAATGGCGCTGATGAATTTGCTCGTATCATCTACAACCGTACTGTTACGACTTGGGAACGCAATAATTACAAGTGGTCTCGCGAAGCTGCGGCTGTTGAAGGCGAAGCTGATCTTCCACTTGCTGACTCTACAAGCGCAACTGATGAAGAGCTAGTTGAAGATATCAACCAAGCTACTGATGGTGCAGAAGTTCTTGCAATAATTGAAGCTGACCCTGCTCGTTTCATGGACACACCTACACTAGAGAAGTTCGAAGAACTAACTCCATCAAGCCGTATGGCTGCGGTTGGTGAGGGTGTTGCTGAATGGGCAGCACTTTATGGTCCATTCACAGATATGGAAGCTCTACAGGCAGCCGTATTGCTTCATACAAATACAGAATCAAACAAGCAGGCGCTCATTAAGGGTGCTGATGCTGCTAAGACTGTAGCTGCTCTTAAGGCTTCCTATGAAGCAACAGTCGGTTATGTAAGTGAAAACCGTCAGTCCATGATCGCTGATCTTAAGGCTTCTGGTGTTGCCGCTGCTGAAGCACGTGGTACTGAACTAGAAACAGAAGATTTCACAGTCGTATTCAAGCAGTTCGCTGATATGATTGAAGCAGACGAAGTAACCGACGAAATGTACGAATACATTCTTGAAGGTCGTAATGCTCTTTCTGGTAAGAAGTTCTACGGTACTAACCGTATGATTCCAGTATTGCAGGAAGCGTTCACTCTCTAATACGAATAAAGAACCCCGGATCATTCCGGGGTTTTTTGTGACTTAAATTTCGTTTGTCATGAACCAATTATATGCGGCATAATATAGCTCAAGACTCCGCCCGCTCAAGTGTTGCTCAATCTGATCCCGGCTTACCCACACTGGTTCAAAGCATTCATCCGTAACGGTGAATTCAAAGTTCCAAGTAACACGACCAACATAAAACTGCTGGCACGAATAGGGATACGGATAATCGTATCCGTCCGGCTTTGAACCCAAGCATGTGCTGCGCATGAAGCCCACAGCATTGAGGTCGCTCATGAATGCACCGATTTCCTCAAGTGTCTCACGCTTTGCAGTTTCATATGGGGTTTCAAGTATTCCGTCGATGATCTCGCGATGGCCACCAGGAACTTCCAGTCCACGTCTGGTGTTTTGAGCCATGAGGATAGAACCGTCACAACGAAACGCAAAACAGAATGCAGTGGGGATTAACTCGTGCGGAGCCTCCAGTGGAGTGATCACAACATCAGCAACATTTGGCTGAGGTAAATAACTCAAATTGCGTTCCGTATGAATCCCCTCGAGGGCTAGATATTCGGAGACATTCATTATGCCTCCACTGGCACAAGCGAGGACATATCATGCCGAGTTTTGGTTTCTTC